AAACTTGTGCTGGTTTGAGACTGTGCAATGCGATATGCACAAACGCCACCTGGGGCAAACCAGGATAGTAGGCCGGTCGCGTGCCTTGGTGAGTTGATATCGCACCAGAATGTGGCGACATAGGGGTCTTTAGGAAGCTTTCGTCCCTCGTACGAAATGAAAGCTCCAGCTTTTATATGGGCGATTGGCGTAATCGGGAACGCACGAGGTCTGCAACCTTGAGTCGTCAGATCGTAACTGGCATCGTCCACCAAGTTCATACATAACTAATACCAGAAGCTGCCTAACCGGCAGCTTTTTTTGTGCTCGAAATACCCGAATGCGGCATAGTCGCTGTGGGCTTTGGAGCAAATATGCGCAGCGATAAGGTTCTTAAATCTTGGTACCGAAAAATTAACCACAAATTTTTTGACAATCAACTCACAGATAACGTTTGCGTCCGTTGGGCAAACGAAGATGACGATGGGGACACACTAAGGTGGGAAGAAAAATTTTTCGGGTGGTGTGACAAGGCGGGGGATGGCTACCACGAGTACGTTATAGTTCTCAGTAAGAAGATGAATAAGCCTATATCCAGTAGACTCTTGACCCTTTCTCACGAAATGTGCCATGTAGCATCTGAGCTTAAAGATCAGCATGGCCCAGCCTTCGAATATTGGAGGCAGTACATCGCAGATCGAGGCATTTTTAAGAAGCACGCGCTGGTGAAGAACCTAACGATTTTTTAGTTGTAAAATTAAAACGAGGAGACTCAGAGTATGTCCGTTGAAGGTGTGGTTGAAGAAGTGAAGCAGGAGGTCGTAAAAGTGGCTGCCGAAGTTAAGGCAGAGGTTGAGAAGGTTGTTGAGGCAGTGAAGCCCGAGGTTAAGAAACTCGTTCAAGAACTGACTGCTGAGGAAAAACTAGCTTTGCGTGAGATTGAAAATGCTTACCTGAAGGCCCAGATGGAAATTCAACGCATTCAGCCTATTATTCAGAAGGCTCAGCAAGATTTCACGAAGACTGTTGAAGGTCTTGTTACCAAATATGCTGTGGACCCGGCAGAGTGGGTGTTCGATAATGTAAAGCTTATTTTTACAAAGAAACCCGCAGCGCCTGCACAGAAGTAAGGAGCCAGTAATGGCCGACTCAGAAGAAAAGAACTCGGCACAGCCGGAAGAAAAACCGGCTGTGACCGAAGAGTTAGTGTTGCACGCTAAGTCACAAGATTTTGTAAAAGCGAATCGAAAGAGTAACGGTCAGTTCGCTAAGAAGACCCGTGAGATGCCTTCGTCCCTCGAAGTCACTCGTCTTATGCGCACGCTTCTGAATCAGGCAGAAAGTGGGCCTGATGGACACATCTTGAAAGGCGCACATTCGCGCTTCAGGAAGATGTTCGATAAAATTTACGAGATCGCAACCTGCGGGTTTGAACAGCCTGCTAAGGACAAGCATGGCAATGTCATCATGATGCCCGATGGAAAGCCTTTGACGTACAAGGATGCGAAGATGGCCATGGCATCGGTCCAGGCTTTCAAGGAACTAATGTTGAGATCTCATGGTGAGGCACCGAAGAACGATGCTGAGCTTGAAGCTCTGCAGCAGCATGGCGTACGCATAGTTGTTATTCAGCCTCCAGCGGAGATGATGAACCGTGATGTTATAGAGGATGCCCCGCGTCCAGCATTGAAGCCCGCCTTCATAGAGGGGGAGTTTGTAACCGACGATAAAAAGTAAGGACTCAGCATGCCAAGAATAAAACGAACTGAAGTAAAAGAACGACCAGCGTATCTTAGTCCTGACGGCACTATTGACCTTAGAAAGATATTTCAACTACAGCCAAAACAGACGGAACTCTTGCAGATGCGTACGAGAGACGGAGTTCCTTATATCATGACGGTTGCTCCTCAATGTCTGAGTGTTGGAGGTTTCCGATCAGGTAAAACTGTAGGGTGGTTGATGTACTTCATCGAAAACTATTCTTTGGCGTATGAAAATTGTGACATACTTGTTCTTCGTAGAACATTTAAAGAGCTCGAAGCAGGATGTATAAAAGACTTCCTCACGTTTGTCCCAGCAGAGTTGTTTACTTATGATCAAACTAAGCACACTGCTACAATGATAAATGGTTCACGCGTTGTGTTTGGTCATTGCAATAACAATAAAATGCGAGACATTGATCAATATCTGGGCACAAGCTATAGCGCGATCCTTGTTGACGAGTGCGGTCAATTTTCTCCAGATGCTTGGGGCATGCTTTACTCAAGAAACATTGTAAGTGGTGCTTGTATACCTAATAAACATGGTCATCTTCCTATCCCAGTGATAGTTGGAGCAACCAACCCTCTTGGTCCTTACTACGAATATTATCGTACGGTGTTCGTGCAGAAGGAACCTTGGGAACGTCCTGAGGGCGCTAAGCGCGATGCTAATGGTGCATGGTGGGTGGAGTCTAATGGAGAGTTGCTGAACGTATACGACCCACGTTTGTATGCCTATCAGCGCTCAACCGCGATGGATAACCCAGAATTCCTTAAGAGGGACCCGGGATTCCTAGCGCGTATGAACAGTTTGCCCAAGGCACAGCGTGACAAAAAACTGTTGGGCCTTGATGGAGCAGTCGAGGGGCAGTACTTCACCAACTTTGATCCTTATGAACATGTGATAGACCTTCGTGAAGATCCCGATGCTATCATTTTTGAACCGTGGCAGAAAGTGTGGGCGGGAAGTGACTGGGGGATTGGTCACGCTTGCGCTGCACACATGTTTACTAAGGCTTTGGTAAAAACTTCTAGCGGGGATTATCGACAAAAAGTAGTGTGCTTCAAAGAGCAAGTAACCACAGGGGGAAAAACACACAAAGAATGGGCGTTGTTGTTTAGTAAGATGTGTAAACTTCCAAACGGTGTAGAAGTTAAACCTTCTTCTATTTTCTTTAGTCATGAGAAGTTTTCTAGACAAGTTAGCGCGCATACACCTGCAGACGAGTATTCAAAAGAACTTAAGACATATGGATTACCCGCTGTAACTCGTGCTACGCAGGATCGCATAGGATCTGCGTCATTGATGTACAACATGTTATCTAATGGGGAATTGGTGATACTTGACACATGCAAGGATATTATCAATGCGATTCCTTCGTTAATGCGTGATCCTGATAATATTGATGATGTACTTAAAGTAGATACACGCGGAGATGATGTTTACGATTCGTTTAGGTATGGACTGTTTGGACAGCTTGGCACAAGAAAAAGACCTGCAGAAATAGCTATTCAAGAACATGCAAAGGAGCTTGATCCCTTGGCGCGACATTTTTATTTGATGAAAATGGCTCACGACAAATCAAATTCTAACGAACCTTTTGTTCAGAAGAGTGTGCCTATTTGGCAAGGTAAATGTGGTTTAGCATAAGATCTCGAAGCTTAGCGGCTTCGGGCTAGCTCGGGAGGTGCCTCAATCACCTCCTTTGAGCGACCTATTGAGGAGGAAGAAATGTTTTATACATATCTGTGGTTACGAGAAGATGGTACCCCGTATTACGTTGGAAAAGGTTCTGGGCGTAGAGCATTTATAAACCATAGAAAACGTCGGGTGAGGATGCCCCTCGATAAAGAACGTATTATCATTCAATATTTTGAGAATGAAACTGATGCCTTTGAAGCTGAGAAATTTCTTATATCATTTTTTGGAAGAGAAGATTTAGGTTTAGGATGTCTTCTTAATATGACAGACGGAGGAGATGGCCAATCTGGGTTGGTTCATAAAGAATCTTCCAAAGAAAAGATCAGACAGGCCCAAAAAGGTCAAAAGAGATCTGTAGAAAGAGTTAAAAAGACAGCAGACGCCTTGCGAGGAAGAAAAGGCAGGATGCTTTCCGAAGAAGAAAAGCAATACCTGTCTGATCTTTTTAAGGGTAAGCCTTGGTCTGAATCTAGAAGAAAAACTCAAGAAGAAAAACCTATCCGTATGGCTACTTGTCACCCCGATAGGAAGCACGCAGCTAACGGCCTGTGCAAAGAATGCAACTACAGGGAATGGTCAATAAGAGTAGGCAGAAGACCTGGAACGGGAAAACTTAAAGGCTTTATTCCAACGTGTCACCCGGATAGGAAAGGACATGCTAAAGGTTTATGCAAAGCCTGCTATGAAAGGGAAAGATTAGAAAAGAAAAGGAGAGCTCAGGATGCCCTATGAAGAAACATATGGCGCACGAATACGCCAGTTCATTCAAGAATTGTTTGGCAGTAGGCTTACGGCTCACTTAGAGGATGAAATCACCCGCCTTCGGAACGACCATGACAGAGCCCTGCAGGATCGTGACACTCAAATTGCAGTGCTGAGGGAAGAGAAGCAGCTTCTGATGTCAAAGATCACGGCATATGAATTCGCAGTGCTCCCGAGAACGTCTAGGGCAGGTGCAGAGGTTATAGCGTATCAGAAACCTGCGCCCCCGAAGCCAAACTTCAGCTTCGCAGATCTCCCTCCTACAAAGAGCAAGTGGGAACAATTTCAGGAAAATTATTACGCGGGAGAGGCCAAGGCCATAGAGGCTGAAAAAGCAGCCGCAGCTGCTGTTGCTGCACAGAAACAAGCTGAAGCCGCCGCAAAGGAGATTTAGATGGCAGAAAAAGAAGGGTGTTGTGGTGAACTGTGTGATCTGCATATGCATGTTGTTGAAGATGGGTATCACTTTTGTTGCATGTACGAATCTGAGGATAACAATTCATTAGGTCGCAGAGCTGGCTGGGTTCCGCCTGCCCCTTGTGAACGCAAAGAATACGTTGCAAAAACCAAGGCAGCGGCAATCAAGAAGTTTGAAGAAATTTTGAACGAGAAGCATTGCAGTAAATAGCGGCTAAGGCCGAGGAGGAAATGATGTTCCCTACAAAAGATGGAAAATCCTACGGTAGTCGCTTTGTGGCGAAACGTAAGGACGCTGAGCACGCGAAGATGGGCGCACCTGCAGCGGGTGCAGGAGAGAATTTGATGAAGAAAGCGGCCCCTGCTGCCCCTGCGGCTGGAGCACCTGCAGTTGGTGAACCTGCTGAGCAGAAGCCTGAAGGCATTGGCGCAGCACCGGAAGATCCAAAGCAGGTTGTCGCTGCGCATGGCAAAGCGACCACAGTTCACATTGCGCATGATCACAAGAACGGAAAGCATCATGTTGTCAGTACTCATGAGGATGGGACTGTGCATGAGTCTGAGCATCCTGATGCAAAAGCTGCTCACACTGCAGCAGCTGCCCTAGCCGGGTCTGGCGATCAGCCAATGGGTGAACCTGCGGCACCTGAGGCACCCGAAGCTGATGGTTTCAGCATGCCGAAGCTGGCATAAAGGAGATCAAAAATGTATCAAAGTAAAACAGACCCATCCAGAAAGTTTGGCAGTGCATTTAGAGGTTCTCGCTTCGATGCGTACCACGCTGGTGAGCAGCCCGGTGGAAGCAATGAGAACGAAAAATCTGAACCACAAGAACGTGGCTCCAGTGATTCAGATGTAGCGAAGGCGAAGAGTCCTGCAACATCATTCCACTTTGTTCATGATCATGCTGGCAACAAGCATACCGTAACCTCTACGCATGAGGACGGTACCACAAATCAGACGGAGCATGGCAGTGCAAAGGAAGCATACGATTCCGCAGCGCAGTTGGCTTTGGAAGCGGGTGGGGAAGAGCAGGCTACTGATGTGAAGAAACGCACACATCCCGATCAGCAAGGCGCAGAGTCCGAAGAGCGTGGCTACGAGATGCCTGATCTGACCATGGCGTAGGAGAGAAGTATGCCGTTCGTATCACAGAAACAAAGACGCTGGGCTCATGCGAACCCAGAAGAGCTGGGTGGAGAAGCGGCTGTTTCGGAATGGGAGTCGCATACTCCCTCTGAGCTTCCGAAGTACAAGCACGGGATAACCACTTCTCCCGAATTGAAAAAGCGTTTTACCTACGCTGCAAAGACCAAGAAATAAGGTGCAGTATGTGGCCGTTGTGGATGCGCAAGTGTCCTCTATGCGGACGTGTGTTGTACAAGAGTTCACTGTCTGAGACACTGAAGTGTGTCTGCGGGTGGCTTTGGAGTTGACCATGATAGGTATGGCACGAAGCAAGAAAAAGGAAGTCGAAACAGATTCTGGTGATGCCAAGAAGACCTTCAGAGAAGTACTGGGTCTTGGGGACGAAGATAAAATCAAGTCCGTGAAGTTGAAAGTGAAGATGAAGTAATCTCAGAGGAGACATATGGCAGATCCAGGTCAAGATGTAAATACAATGACGACCAATGCGCCGTCTGCAGCACCCCTGCCATACGAGCAGCCTGAGAAGCCAGAGGACAGTCCATTAGGAGCTTACGCTCCTTTCGACTGGTCTTCAGAGCCTTTCGCAGATTTGAGCAATGATGCCAAGGGTGTTCTGATGCAACTGGACGTAATAGCCACCAAGACAGACGTGGCTGCGCGTAGGTTTGAAGTTGAGCAATGCTGGGAAGCACTGCACTTCGACCGTGGTTATCAGCACTTGCTTCGCGGGAGACAAGGTGGTTGGATACTTCCTGGTCAAGCCTCGGGGTTTGGTGCTACATCACAGCAAAACAACAACACGATTTACGACACGAACGTGTACGGGTCCAAAGGAGACATTATTGTTTCTGCCCTTGCGCGTGAGGTGCCGAAAGTGGAATTCTTCCCCGCCGATCCAGAGTACGGGCCGGATATCACCGCAGCTGAAGAGGCTGAGCGATTCAAAGAGATCTGGTCACGCAATAACTGTCTGCACAAGCTGTTGACTGAAGTTGCCCGAGTGTTCTGGAATGAAGATCGTGTCTTATTGTGGACACGATATGAATTGAATGGCCAGCTGTATGGTTTCGATGAAGATCAAGAGACCGCGCCTGTCACCTCCGAGGATATTCTAAATCCTCCCGATGACACTCCCACAGGACAAGACGGTCTTGCTGATGTTCTGGTCCAGGTAGAATCCCCTCTTGAAGAGCAGAGCGAAAATCCTGACGAAGACCAACAGCTGACTATGCCCGCTGCCCCTATGAAGAGGGCGCGAGGCATGGAAGTCACTACCTACCACGGCAAGCTTGACCACAAGTGCCCTATCGCGGTCGATGAAGTGAAGGACATGCAGTTTGTCCAGCTCATGGAAGATCTAGACGTAGCCATTGTGAAGGCAAAGTTTCCGTGGATAGCGGACAAGATCAAACCGGGATCTGACGGCAACTCTGAAACTGAGCTGGACAGAATCGCCCGTGAAAATACTCGCCAAGCTGTACTTGGTGCGTATGTCACAGGTGATTCATTGCAGCGCCACACAGTTGTGAAACACACTTGGTTTCGTCCATCTATGTTCATGGACGCGAGCGTCAACGACACAGTGCGTGCTGAACTCATGGAAGCTTTCCCGAATGGCTGCTTGCTTGTCAAAGCAGGCTCAAACTTCGCCTTTGCTCGTAATGAGAGCATGGACGATCACATCACTATCGGGCATGCAATTTCAGGTAAAGGTCAGAACCGTAGAGCGTTGGGAAGCTCAATGATTTCGATCCAGAAGCGTGTCAATGATTGGGTTGATCTTCAAGACGATTTCTTCAAACGTACTGTACCTAAAAAGTGGATGAACAGCGAGGCTTTCGACATCGAAGCTCTAAAGACACAAACCAATGTGCCTGGAAGTACGGGAGCATTCCTGCCGCAACCCGGCCTCACCACTGCAGATCAGTACATTATGGTTGAACCTACGCCGCAACCGCAAGCTTCACTCGCGGATTTCATCAAGTGGTTCCTCACAACCCTCTCAGAAGAGATCAGTGGCGCGTTACCATCTTTGTTTGGAGCGGCTACAGGAGAAAACACAGTCGGTAATGCGCAGATCCAGAGAGATCAAGCGCTGCAGCGCATCGGGTGTCCTTGGAATAACATCCAGCTCCTATTTGCGGAAGCTGCCCGACAAGCTGTGAAATGCGCAGGGGACTGCCGCGATGGTAAAGTTCTACGACAATCTTTCAAAGACTTTGGTACTGTT